TGTATGTAGTGTCTACTTCTACTCTACCGCTATTTGCCAAACTTGGCCTCAATCCTTATATTTATAGTATATCACTAAGATTATGGCAACTCAAGACCCAAAAACCGACCCACAAATGGAAGAAAAGGAAGAAAAGGATGGTCCTTCTCTTATCTCAAATCTAGTCCAAATGATTATTCTGTTTTGGAGTTTAGCAGTAATTTCTTTTGCGTATTTCGGAAATTCAACCAAACAAATTGATACAACATTCGCTGCTGGATTGCTTTCGGCAGTAATGTCAAATATGGGTCTCCAAGTAAAAAACAGCAGTAATGGCAAGAAACGGCCTAATAATGTAACATCAGGTAAAGATCCTTCAAGTAAATGAAAAAACTTCTTGCACTTTTAGTATTTGCTGGTATTCCAGCTTCATATGCTGGAGGTATTACCCATACAATATCTTCATCTGTACAGCTTGAAGCGGTAACGGCTGGCAGTATTGCAGAAAAAGTTTCCAGTTCATACAGTATCTCAGGAAGCAATGTAACCACGCTCGATTCTGACAGTGCTAGTTCTATCGGTGGGTTTGGAACTACATCAGATGGCGTACCATCAATTACTTTTCCAGATTCAGTAGCTCAGACAACACAGGGAGAAGCGTTCAGTTTCGCAACCAGCTATGTAGAAGGAGACCAAACTCCTTCAGCAGCCAGTACAGTTGGTGAGATACCAAACTTCTCAAGTATCACTTCAACTGAATCAGCATCAGTGGGAACAGCAGATATTGGTTTAGATAACCATACTATTACCTTAACCCCTGGAACTGGCACAGGTGTTACGCTTACTGGATCGTTTGTTACCGACTTAACCATTGACTAATGTGGAGGACACTTCCGTTTGTTTTATTTATATCTAGCCCTGTCTACGCTGTGCCTGTGGTTCCTAACTTCACTCAAGGTAGTTCCAGTAGTCGAACTGAAACCACAACAAATATTACAGAGACTATACGAACATCAAACTATAATTCTGGGTACACATATTCAGTTACAGGATCAGGTATCGAACATGATGGATCGACTATATCTGCTCCAAATGCAACTGTTACTGAAACTATAAACGGTACGACATATACATGGACAGGTTTAGATTTAGGAGAAAAACCGAATTGGTCAATAACAAACCCTTCAGAGGGAAATGCTTTTCAATTTACAGAAGTTTATACACCACCTGGTCTGGAATCTGTCACAGACGTTACTCGCACGATCCAATCAGAAAGCGTAACAGATACAACTACAATATTTTCACAATAATAGGATTATTACTTGGGAGTCCAGCGTTTGCTAATACCTCAAACACTGCTGCTCCCTCTGCATCAGCTAGTGGATCTGTTTCTAATTTTGCTACCCAAATTTTACAAGGAAATACCATAGAAAATCATTATGGAAACGGTATTAAATGCCAAGGTCCACAAATGTCATTTAGCCCATTCATCACCACTTCGTTTAATCAAAAACGCCCTATGGATTACACATACGATACGCCAGTGTACGATCCAAGTGTTGATGATGATGGTAATTTAGTAAATCCTGGTAGAATTCTTTATTATCAAGAAAACTATAGTGGTAATAAAGATAGTCTTGGTATTAACTTTGGAGGAGCATTAACTTTTACCTTTCCACTAGATAACAGATTCCAAGATGCTTGTTTGAAATCTGCCACAACTCAAGAAAAAATACAACAGCAAATATTATCGAAGGAACGCCTCAATTATGAACTTGCAAGGCTTAAAAATTGTGGAGAATTAGCAATTCGGGGTATATCATTTTCTCCAGATAGTGTTTACCACAAATTATGTGAAGACGTAATAGTTACAGAACAAAAAAATCAAGTATTACCTCACACTCATAAATTAGAGTAGACAAGCTACGGGTATTAAACTTATCTACGGATAACTATTCTACCTTATCTTTCTTCTTTGTCAGTTTCTTTATTACATTTTTGACTACTGGTTTTACTAAATTAAGAATGAGCGGAGCAGAACAGCCGACCAAAGCAAGACTAAAAACCCCAGTAAACTGCTTAAAACTTGGAATGTATTGAGAGATAAACGGTACGTCTTCATACAAAGTGATACATTCTATTCCATTTTTACCACGTTCATAACCAATAACACGTTCTAATTTTTTATCGTTACGAAAATCGCCTATTTTTTGGTCTTTTTTACTAGGACAAGGTGGTATTTCTATCTCTTCTTCTTTCTTTTTAGTTGCTATCTCAGGTTTTTGCTGCGGAGGTTGCTCTTGTTGTTGCTCCTGTTGCTGTACTGGTGCGGTGTATTGAAAGTTAGCAGGGTTATAATCAAGTGGTTCAAAACTAGGAATATCAAACGTACCACAAGCTTGATATGTACCTAACTCATCTTCGTTTATTAAGCCTGTTAGATTATTTCTATGAGCATCAACACATCCTGGAATATCAACAACTGGTTTATAAATAATATCTAAAATTGGTGGCTGTACTTCCCATGATCTTATTTTTGGAACGTAAACCTCCTTTATTTCAATTTTTGGTATTTTCGTCATCTATATCTCCGATAGAAATAGACCAGCCATCTTCTCCAAATTTTCCAACTTCTCTTATTTTAGGCTTTTGTTTCTTTTCAAAACTATCGTGATATTTTTTTATTTCGTTGTCTAGTTCTAAATTAAACTTTTGCATACGCAACCAGTGAACTAACTTATCTATGTAATATTTTATTAGTTTCTTGAAAAATCCAAATATCATTTTGCTAAATAAACTTCTACATAAGAATTACATTTAGGACAGGATAGATTTGTTACCATAGAATATTCTTCTGCAAGAACAGGTTGAAAATCTTCATCAATACTGTGATCTCCACCCCAAATTAGTTCAGTTTTACAGTGCCAGCAGTTCATAAAGGCAACATAGGGCCAGTTACTTTTGGTAATTTCTTTTCTATTTGATTTGGCATTATTTTATTTACATTACTCATAACTTTTTCCATCATCATTGCTTCAAACTGCGGACTTGTTATGTAACGATAACCAGCATATCCAGCAGCAATAGTTGTGACGCTAATAATAAAGGATAAAATAGATAGAACAGATGAGATTTTATTTAACATGATTAGAGAAGCCCTCCTAAAAGCATTAGCACCTATTTCTTTGATGGTGTTGTTTTTGATTGTGGGTCTAGCTCCACTGTACCTGTTGGCTGGTCTGATGACTCGATCTTTTTCAACAACATCTCCTTCGCCTGTATCCCACCCTCAATCATCAAAATAGTTCTATTTGTGTCTTCTAAAACTTTACTTGCTTGATCTCTTCTTTGAATTTGCTTTGTAAGTTCCTCTTTCCATTCAAGGATTTGTTTTTCAATAAGACTGTTCATCGTTTTTTATTAAACTATAGCCCAAACAGCACCAGATGGCACTGTTACTGTAACTCCACTATTTACAGTAGGATCAACAGCCATTGCATTATAACCAGAGGTTAATGTATGAGAAGCTGCTATTTCAGATTTTACTTCTAAGATACCGTTATTTACCCTAACTTCAGCACTATCTATCTCATCAAAATATCCAACTCTTACTCTTGAGCTTGTTTCCCCAATATCGTAAGTACTATCTAATTGTGGGTCAAAATGACCATCTCCAGTTATTCTCCATCTATTTGTTCCACCTTCTCTAAAAATTATTCCAGCAGTACCACCAACTATATACAAAACATTTGAGTGATGAGTAATTTTCGTATGGTTTCCTGACCATGTACTACCACTTGTAAAGGAAATATCACTATTTGCTGCGATAGTAGCTGCCCCCGCACCACCAGAAAAAGTAATATCTCCGCTTGCTGTATCAGCAGTATCTGATCTTAATAATGAACTGTAATCAGAAGCTCCAGATAAATTTCGAACATAACTTCCAGTGCCATTAATTACAGTACTGCCATCAACTTGAAACCCACCATCTGCTCTAATAATTCTAGGTGTATAAATATTTTTTGCTGTTTCTTGGTTAATTCGTAGCCATGTAGTATCTAAACTTCCAATTTCTCCCATTCTTGTCGATCCAAGAAAAAACTGAATATGATCTGCTTCATTATTATCTGCTTTTTTTATTAATAATCTAGTATCGGCAGAGCCATCGCCAATAGTTAAATCACCTGTCATGGTATCAGATGTGTCTGACCTTAAAAAAGCAGAACCTTGTATGCCGTCTAAAGTATCAGCGTCTAGCCCAGAACCAGCCCCATCATTTCCCTGATGAAATACAGTGTTTCCGTCAATAGTTATCGCTGTACCTGTTATAAGTGTCTGATCTGATGCTGTTCCACCTACCCAGTTCGGGTTAGCAGAATCGGGAGTGTTTACACTTAAACCACTTTCAGCGTTTACATAAATATATTCTCCTGTTTGACCTGATATTTTTCCAGCAGATTCACCAGCATTTAAAACAAGTTGTTGTCCATTACTCGATCTTAATTCGATTGTTGATACAAGTGTGGCTGGTGTAATAACGTCAGGGATTCTTGCGTCATTTATTGTTCCTGTTAGTTGACCAGCAGGGATGCTAGTTAATGAAGCACCAGACCCACTAAAAGTTGTGGCTGTGCAAGTTCCATCCATATTTAAATTGCCAGAGGCATCTAAAGTCATTTTTATGGAATTATCAATGCCAAATTTCATAGTACTGCTGCTACCTGTACCACCTTTATCGGAATGAAGAACTAAATTTCCTGAGTTACCATCTATAAATGCAAATTGGTTATTAGCAGAATCATTTAACGTAATACTTGGAGTGCCATCAGAAGATGTTATATCTGTACAAGATAAAGTTCCAGTTGTAACTATATTCTGCGATCCAAAGTCAGGAGAAATTTTTGTTCCTGCTATCGCTGCACTTCCAGATATTTTTGCGTTTGTAATAACACCGCTATCAATAGTAAATGTTGCACCTGAGTTGCTAACAGTAATATCGCCCTTATCTCCATCATCAATACCACCACCACCTGATATTTCAGCTACAGACCCATCATCTTTCTTGGTAAATAATTTGCCTTCATCAGTTCTTACCGCTACTTCTCCTACAGCTAAATCACTAGCACTTGGATCGCTACCACTTCCTCTCTTAAGCTTAATTGTGTTAGCCATTGACTCACCTCCTTATGATTTAATTTTAGTAAGTGCCTCCATCAATGTCGAACCCAGAAGTAGATCCATCTTCTAAAAATGTAACCAAATCGGATAAAGCAACTTGTTTCATCGTTCCATTATCATTCATAACCATACGATCTGCTGTGGCAAGAGTTGTTGAAGTTGCAGATGTATTACCATCAACAATATTTAATTCGGCAGTTGTAACTGTTGCTCCATCTAAGATTGCAACTTCAGTCGATGTTAATAAAGCTAATGCAGCAGCAGCACCAGATTGACAGCTAGATAAAGCAGTAAGGTCAGCATCTAGTGGCTGTTTATTATCTAGTTGGGTTTGAATACTAGATGTAGCATCTACTCTATTTAGTTGGGCTGTTGTAACAGTAGCTCCGTCTAATATCTGAACCTCTGTGTTCGTTAAATCTGCTAAAGAACTAGCAGTATTTTGGTTCATAGTCGCCAATTCTGTTAATTTATCCGAATGTGGTTCGACATCAGTTCCGATAACTAATCCTAAAGCTGTTCTAGCTGCACTTGCACTTGTAGCACCCGTTCCACCATCGCTAATTGCTAAAGTTCCTGTTATAGAACTAGCAGCAAGATCAACAGCAATCTCAGTAGATTCAATAACAAGTCCACCATTTGATTTGAGATCAACTGATAATGTATTACCTGATTTCTGTAGACCATCTGCTGTAGTAATTTGACCTGCACCTGAAAATTGAGCAAAAGTTAAATTATTTGTGCCTGTAACTGCTGAACCTTTGTTGCTAGTACAGACAAAGCCATTATCGGCATTGACAGTTCCTTGCTCAATAAAAGTAAACATACCAGCAGCATCAGCACCAGCAGCTAAATCTGCTGCCCTAGCTGGTGACGATCCAACAACATAAATACCATTTTGAGACGCAGTAGACTGATCTTTTACAAGAACACGATCATTAGTAGATAACGTAACTCCATCTATCGTATCTCCATTATTAAGTGCAGTAGATATTGTGATATTTCCAGTAGTTGCAGCTACGCATGAGTCTTTAATATCTAATCCTTGAGAAGTTGCTTCTACAAAACCTTTAGTAGCAGCATCTTGTGTATTTACAGGATCAGCTAAATTAGTAATTGTTTGACTATTGAATGAAACTGAAGCTGTAGGAGCAGCCATTTGATCAAGTCTGTTTTCTCTTACACCTACATCAAAATCGGAGATTTTTGTATGTGCTAAAGACGGAATATCAGCAGCAACTAAAGCTCTATATACAGCAGCAGAATCGCTTCCTGAGGCTGGACCAGCTAATATTGTATTTGCAACATGAGTTGTTACCTTATCGAAGAACTTACCTGAACCACCTATTGCCTCGATAGTAGTAGCTGAACCTCCAGCACCTCCTGTTCCTATACCGATAAATAGAGTTTTACTTGATTCTGCAAAAGCTAACTCAGCATTTGCAAGACTTGTTGGTGCTGAAGATCCTGTAGATCTTTTTATGCGTACTGTGTTAGCCATTTTTAGAAGTTGCCCCCATCGACAAGTGTAAGTTTGGTAGTAGTTGCATCTGCCTTAAATGTAGCAGAAGTTGAGTCATAGTAAATAATAGAACCATCGACTTTGTTGCTACTGTCTATAGCAGTTCCAACTGGCCCTTGAGGTCCTTCAGTTATAACACTGATAACAGTAGGACTACCTTCATTAATCGTAACAGTATTAGTGGTTTCATCTACGGAAACTGTATTATTTGTCTCGGTAACATTAACAATATTCATGTGGTGTATCCTTCCTCCACATATATGCGACCTTCAACCCAGTATTCCTTACTGCCCGATGGACTTGTTAACAAAATATCATATCTATAGTCATTATTTACAAAAGTTGTAGTTTGAGCAGCCGTAACTTTCCAAGAAAATTGACCACCAGCAGAATTTATAATAGTTATCGTAACATCAGCTAATTTGTTTGATCTACTTTCATCCCAAACTTGTGAAGCTACTGTATAACCATTAAGGTTTAAATTAGCAGAGTTGCTATCTTTTAATTGAAAAGTTACACTATGATCTGATCTTCTTTGGATCGTCATATTGTATGTTCCAGGAGAAATAGCCATATTTAATTAGTAGCTTTATTACCTTCAGCTAACCATTTTTGAACAGCTATATAATGTCTGTTATCTAAGTTAGGTGGGACACCATAATTTTTCCCATCAATAACGACATCTAGTACATCTATGTTACCGTCATCATCTCTTAAATATGTAACTGAAGTGATGTTCATAATTTAAAGCTCCGCATCTAGACTTAAACTACCAGCAGTATTAGTCGCATACAATCCAATAAGATTTCCCGTTGAAAAGCTAGTGGTTGATAATATATATTTTAAAACATTAAATGGTTCTGCACTTCCTTCATGAGTAACAGAAACAGCAGTCGGAGTAGCGGTAGTTCCATCTAAAAATCTATATAGTCTAAAACCAGCAACATTACTAACTGAACTTGTTGCAGCTGCTCTCATACTTGGCATACCTTGTACACAGCCAATAACAGTACCAGACCCACTTTTTCTTCCGCTAAAAGCAACTCCCCTATATGTTGCGTGTGTATATCTTTGAAAATATCTCTGACATAAGTGCATCTCTTGACCAAATGATCTATGTTCAAAATCTGTTGCCACATTACCTACTTCTAACTGAACTCCTGTTACTTCAAATGTTGCATCATTAGTTGTGTACCATGTTGAAGTCATGTCAGTACCAGCAGAATTACTTGAAGCATTAGTATTCCATGTATTCAGTGCTGTCCCACTTGCTGTCATATTTGTTCCTCTAAAAATAGTCCACTCTATTGCAAGTCCGTTACCATTGTTATTATCAAATTGTAAATTACTATTACCAGGAATTTGTTTTGTAACTTTTGTCCATGTATTAGCACTTAATGTATATGAAATAACATAATTTTGTGCAGTTCCATCATTTGTAACCACCCTTCCTCTAAATTCTTGTGCAACACTAGATTTTACCCAAAAAGATAATGTTATAAAACTATTTGAATCTGTATAATTCCATCCGCTACTGGCTATATCTCCTGCTTCAAGTCTTGTATAAAAAACAACAACGTCACCTGCACCAGCACCACTTGTTTGGTTTCCATTTGTTATTAATAATGAATTTCTAAAACCTTTTGAATATGGATCTGTACCTGCTGCTACAGTACTTTGTACACCTCTAGGATTTTCATTCGTATCGTTATGAGATAAAACAAATCTATCGACAGGAAAACCTCCATCGTTCGCTGTACCTGCTGTTCCGTGACGTTGTGAAATTCTAAAATCTCCATTAATCACTAAATTTTTAGTCCCAATCGCTCCACCGTTTACAGACGTTAATTTAGCTGCAACACCGCCACCTGCTGTTGATTCTATATTGTTGACTTTAATTGTTGACATACTTAACTACCCTTGGGATTAGCGTCTTTTACTGCTTTGTTGTGTGCAGCAAAACTGCCTGTTGCATCTAGTTTACCAGCAATAATATCATCGTAAATCATTGCCATTTGCTCTCCTGTTGATGCGTAAGTTGTAGAACCTGTTTCTGTTCTTTTGATTTTATATTCTTCTGCTGCTTTCCAAGCGGTATAAGCTGTATTTAATTCATCATCTGTTGGTTGACTGTCTTTATTTGCAGAATCCCATTCAATAATTTTATGAGGTGTTACATTTTGATCTAATCTATAACGATTAGCATTTTTTCCTAGCTGTAGTAAAGCTAAATTAATGTCTGTATCTGAGTTAATTGCCATAATTATGCCTCCTTATAAATTTCTACTGTAGTATAAATACTTTCGCTTGCATATCCGTTTGCTGGCTGCCCGAACCCATCTGTACTTTTTGTTGTTTCACCATAATGTTGTATTTCAAATGCCCCCGATCCTGTTAAAGTTACTCTTGCTAATCCAAAAGATTCATTCTGTACAACAGAACCAGTACCAGCATATGAACTAGAACCAGCTTTTTCAGTAAAACTAGAAACACTTCCTGTTATTAATATTAATTTAGTTACATGATGAGCTACTTTCATTGCAGGACATTTCCATTTTATTAAATATGTTCCAGCAGCTAAAGTAAATTGATTGCTTGATATTGAGACAATGTTATCCTCATCTGAAATTTCTTGATTTAAATCTCTTGTTCTCCAAGCCCCACTTGTAAAAGTACCTCCATCTGTATTATTACCTTTAGAATCACAAATAAGTGCATAACTAGCAAATTTACCTCCAGCACCAGTAACACCGCTATTTGTAATTGACATTCTTTCAACACCATTAGTTGAAAACTTGATGGTATCTGCTGCATACGATATTCCGCTATTACTGTCTTGCCCACGTTGACTTGGTGCGGATACACTTCCGTCTACTGTTGCTATTCCTGTTGTTCCGTCAAGTATAAAAGCCATAGTTAAACGATAGATAAAACAGACGTTGCTGGAATTGTTAAAGTCGCATTAATGGTTAATGGGCCAAATACCCCTGCATTTATATTAGCTGTGCCATCACCGATTGTATAGTCTTGATCCATCTGA